TATCCACCGGGAACCCAGAAAAATTATAACAGTTTTTCATTAAGAAATCTTATCACGGGAAAAGGTAAGGAATTAGAATTCCCCGAAGGGCGGGGAGGGGGTAAGGGGGAACCCCCGGTTCCCCCTAAAATCACAAAAATAATCACTAGTTGGAATATGCAACAACCCTCCATTCTGTTTCAACTCTTCACTTAAATACAACCCTATAGCGTAGTCTTCCAAATATTCGCCCTCTATTTCTTCACGTCTTTGCAATAAATCTTCCACTGCCATTGCCGAGAGAAGATAGAATCGCCCAGAACAATAAACGGTCGCCTTTATCAATAAATTTGAGGGTAACTCGGGATGAATCGTATAGTACTTGGATACATACGGGGTTTTCACATTCACCACATTTCCTGCGTAATAGACTTTGGGTTCTCTCGTAGAAATAATATTACATATCATTGAGAAAAACCGCGGATTCACCAAATCCTGATCGTCGTCCGTTTTGAAAATATAATCATAATCAAAAGTTTCGTTAACAGCGGAGTACGCCGCAATAACTTTTTTCGGTAGTGAGTTATAATCATCGCATGTTTTTACAATCAATACGCGTGCGGCAGGGTCGTCATTAATAAACTCAAAATCGGCGCACAAATTCGGGTCTCCAACTACATGATAATAAATAATAGATGAAGGTAAATGTTGTAACCATGTTTCTCTCTGTAATGCGGATTTATGAGAATAAGCGTAACAGTTCATAATAAGAAGAATATAAGGACATCTTGTGCGAGTCGACAACGCCATTACCATTTTATTATAAAAGGGTTTAAACCGTTGTAATAAAAATATATTATTATCCCTTGTAGTTGAAGATATGTCCAATTCAATTATAAATATCACATTCTCAACGAGTTGGTATCAGTTACGCTCCAAGTTTCCATCTCAACAATATATTCAATGGATGTCAAATATGTTATCCAATGTAGAAAGTTATTATTTAGTTATTTATACCGACGAAGAGAGTTGTGAGTGTTTTTCAAAATACAAACATAATCCAAAAATAAAAATCATAATCAAACCGTTCGAAGAATTTTACACATACAAATACAAAGATAGTTGGGAGAAAAATCATGAGAAAAATACACTATTGAATGACCGAACCGAATGGAGATTGAACGCACTGTGGTCAGAAAAAGTGTATTTTGTTCATGAAACAATGGAAAACAAATATTTTGATACAGAATTTTATGGATGGTGTGATATAGGTTATTTTCGTGAGAGATATATTCATATGATGGATGAGCACCAAAAAAAACTATTATTAAAACACTGGCCAATTCGAGAAAAAATTCAAAGCTTGGACACCAGTAAAATTTATTACTCATTGGTAAATTACGACAACCAGTATCTTCAACAACTCGGAACCATTATTCAAACCAAAAATGAGAAGGGGTTACCAACCGTAGAAATACCACCCGACCAAGTTTCCATTGGTGGAGGATTTTTTATGACACACAAAGATAACATGGACTGGTGGCGTGATACATATGACGCAAAACTCGCACTATATTTTGAAAATGAATATTTGGTGAAAGACGACCAAATCATTATTGCGGATTGTGTGTTTTCCAACTTGAATAAATTCGCATTATGTCAAGAAGCCAATCATCATTTTGACCCCTGGTTTGTATTTTTGCGATTCTTAGGTTAGGGTCAACTATGCGGTCTTGGCATAGTGTAGAGGCGACCCTGTTACGCTGTTACTAGATCTCGAATAATCGCATTTTTTATTTTATCTTTATCCATGTCACGCGTTAAAATAGTAACTTGGTTCGCATGTGATCGATAATACAATAAACAATCTGTCAGGTTATGAACTGCCCCATATTTTTTCAAGAAACGTAATTCTAATTCAAAATCCTCCATAGCACTGAATTTGTATTTTTCGGAATAACTACCGACTTCATCTAGTGCGCTTTTACGAAAACAGAGTGTGGGATGATTCATAAACCACGATGGTTTTTCTCTCAAAAAATCGGTCCATGTATAGATTTGTTTGTGTGAAGATGGTTGTTGAAAATAAATATGGGGGTCATTCAAGTTTGGTTGAACAAAGGGTAAAATATTGGTTCCACAAATCATACAGTCGGGATTTTCATTCATATATTTAACTTGTCTGTCAATCCGTTCCTCGGCCATAACATCATCACTATCCATGCGAAAAATCAAATCATGTTTACATAACGAAATACCGACGTTTAAACAGTCTACTATCCCGCTATTTTTACCCATGTGTTTATATATCAAGGTTGTGTGTTTTCTGTTTTTTACAAATTCTTTCAATAAAATAAGAGTTTCTCTCGTATTTTTTTCCGTGGAACCATCATCAATCCAAATCATTTCAAATCCATAGTTTCCAACTTGGGCAGTTATAGAAGCTAAACAATCTTTAATGAAAACAGGATTTGTATTATAACACGGAATGAGGATATTTACCCATAAAGGGTCAGGAATCTCTGTTTCCTTATCCGTTTCCTTATCCGTTTCCTTATCCAACGACACATTTGTATCTTGTTCAGGAACGGTATCGAAATCGTTAATAACTACATCGTTGGAAGAACAATCCATAAAATGATTTCGTATTATAAACAAAACACAAAATCATTTTCAAAAAAACACGAATACATTGTGTTCGCGAAAATATAGGTCGCGTAAATTATCCAATCAGTCACAGATTTCCTACTGGACTCCACCCCTCGGGAAACAAATCACACAAATTATGGTGTGCCAGTTTTACTCCAAACCATTTTGAGGGATAACAAACAATCTTATCCAAATTGTTATTGAAATACGCCCCCCACCAACTAAATGTGCTATTCGCTATAATATTATGTCTACAACAAGACATTAATAACATTTGTTCCCAGTCGTCAATTTGGTCGGGCGCCTTTACAAAAGAACATGTGTTTTCAAAAACAGTCGACAATCGTTGAATCATATCTTGAACCTCTTTGTTATCTTCCTTTTCGCAAAAATACATTATGGTTATATTTTTAGGGGGAACCGGGGGCTGCGTAGCCGACCCCTGGCAACCTCCCCACCCTTCGGGGAATTCTAATTCTTTATCCTTTCCCATCATAAGATTTCTTGATGAAAAACTGTTATAATCTTCCTGGGTTCCCGGTGGATAATGCTGATTCAAAATGTATCTAATTGCGTTTTCATAATATTCATATTCAAGAACGGGATGATGTTCTGGTAAATATTTATAATCACCTAAACGAAAGTGCATACTAACTGTATTTGTAAAGTCGCAAAAAAAGTTAAACTTTTGAAATATTTTTTGTTGTAATTCGTCAATCCCAATTAAATTTTTAATGACATCAATATGTGGTTTGAAATATTTTTCACTTTGAAAGTAACCGAACAAATACACATTTTCACAAACTTCATTCGTTCTAGTCAAGGGCGCCAAAATTGGTGAATATTCAAACGACTCTTCTCTCCTGACACTCATAGGTGGAAGAGTAAAGGTTACAAATGGAGACAATCGTTTCAAAAAAGTGTTCCAATAAGTGATGCGATTATTACCAAGTTTTTCCTTGAATAAAAACCCGAAAGGTTGCCCATGTGTAATTGCGTAAGAAATGGTGGCAAAAATTTGGAATAACTGGTTACCCAACCCACCCATAATTTCACAAGATATCATTTGTATATTTAGATATAATACAAAATATCTAAATATATTTTTGGGGGAAGTTATAAGAGCAGGGAACCTGGGTTCCCTGCCAAAAACACCAAAATTATGGTTAAAAATCGGCAGCGAAATCGAACACATCTTCGGTTTTATCTTTCGTCGCCAGCGCATATTCACCTACCTTCTTTTCAAAAAAGTTGGTTTTTGCTTCCAAGGAAATCATCTCCATAAAATCAAACGGATTCGCGGTGTTATATATTTTATCATATCCGAGTTGTAAACACAAACGATCTGCTACAAATTGAATATATTCTGTCATCAACTTGGAGTTCATACCAATGAGACGACAAGGTAGCGCCTCGCATATAAACTCCGTCTCGATTTCCACCGCTTCTTTTATGATTTCATAAATACGTGTCTTGTTGATTTTTTTATTCAACTTACTATACAACAATATGGCAAATTCTGTATGTAGCGCTTCATCACGGGATATCAATTCGTTAGAAAAAGTGAGTCCTGGCATGAGACCGCGTTTTTTCAACCAGTAAATGCTACAAAACGCCCCCGAGAAAAAGATGCCTTCTACACAAGCAAACGCAACAAGTCGTGTAGCGAAACTACTGCGGTTGTCGCCGATCCACTTGCGCGCCCAATCGGCCTTCTTTTTGATACAAGGGAAGTGTTCAATGGCTGTAAACAGGCGCTCCTTTTCTTCGCGATTTTTGATATACGTTTCAATGAGGAGAGAGTAACTCTCGGAGTGAATATTTTCCATAGCAATCTGAAAACCATAAAACGCCCGCGCTTCAGACAACTGAACCTCGCTCATAAAACGCATGCCAAGATTTTCCAAAACAATTCCATCACTCGCCGCAAAAAACGCCAAAATCATAGAAATGAAATGTTTTTCATCAGAAGACAACGCTTCCCAATGCTCCAAATCTTTACTCAAATCAATTTCTTCGGCGCGCCAAAAACAATCCACTTGCTTTTTATACATTTTCCAAATATCATCGTGTTGAATAGGAAACATTACAAAGCGATTATCGTCAGGAGTTAGAAGCGGTTCGTTATTATGTTTAGACATTGCAGGTATCCTAAATAATATATAGGGGAGATTTTATATTCTTTTTTTAGGCGTTTTATTGCCGTTTTTATTTAACGCATTTATTTTGCGACGATATATGGTGTCAAATAAAACAACAAGTTATTATTGTCTTACACTCCAGTTTAGAACCCCCTTGTACGCAAACAATATATTTTAATAACCTACTTAAAGACTCAAAGTACGCAAAAAAATAACCCAATATAGTAACAATATGATAGGTTCTTATATGATTGTTACGGAAGAACAGATACAACCAAAACAACAAAAACATAGTGATAGTCCTAGTCCTAGTCCTAGTCCTCCCGTTCACCAAATGCCTTTAGCCAAAAGAGACGAAATCCTTGAACGCATGGAGAGACAAATTGAGGAAAAACGGCGTCTGTTAATCAATAAAAACAAACAACTGGATAAGTTGACACAAGAAAACGAATTTTTAGGTCAAGTAAAACGAGATTATGAAACATACAATTCTTATATTGTGGAACAAAAACAAAAACAAATGCAGGCGTTCTACATGTTGAATCAATATTTAGATGATATCATTATTAGTGGCAAGTTGACAGACAAGGACATAGAGAAAACTCGTCGAGACCAAAGGATGATATTACGAGAGATAGACGTTGTAAAACAGAACTTGGATGAGATTGTGGGGTCAAACGACCCGAATCAAAACAACAATGTTCACCGGTATCCCAAAAATGTAATTTTTAGCGAATCATAAGAATTTTTAAAATGAAGTTTAAAATATCATTATGGTTTTTCGAGTGAGACTTAAAAAATATATAAATACTCGGTTAGTAGGAGGGGTCGCAGGGGAACCTGGGTTCCCTGCTAAATCAAAAATATAATATGCGTAATATATAATCGTTAAGGTTATATAGATAATATGGATTTATTCGGTTTTGGTAAAATAGGAGAAATAGACAGAGCAGAAGAACACAGTTTATCGAGAACTGCTACAAACAAAGATAAATTACAAAGTATATTAAATAGAACAAAAACATTGAGAGAAAACCAAGAAACTTTTCATAGAAACATTTATGCAAAGTTGACGAAAATTAACACATCTATTGACACATTAGTATCTGCCAAACGTGAGATTGAACAAAATTTAGATAAAATTCAACAAAAACTTAGAACCAAGGACGAAGAACAACAAAAACTTAATGACGAAATTCAAAAAAAAGAAAAACAAATAGAAGAATTAAAAAAAACACTTAAAACAACTCAAGATGAAAATGCCGAATTAACTAAAAAAATACAAAAGTTAGAACAAGACATCATTCAGTTAAAAGAAGATGCTCGTAAATGTAGTGTTGAAAAAGATGAGTTAGAACAAAAATTACGTGAACTAGAAAAAGAAGTTGATAAACATGACAAAGAAATAGTTGCGATTATTCAACAGTTAGAAAGTGAATTAAACACAATTGAAACCGACAGTCGTTCACGACCTCAAATAGAAAAATTAATAGATGATATTTTGAAAAAATTAAATCCATCAATGGATTCATCGACTAGTTCAGGAACAACTAGTTCAGGAACAACTAGTTTGGACAGTATGGATGGTATTTATCCTACTGCTGATTACGACCCAAGTCTTGATGGGGTTTTGCCAAAAACTTTTAAAAGAGGAGGAAAACCCAAGAAAAACCGCCAAAAAACAAAAAAACCCAAGAATCCTAAGAAAAAACGCAAGAAAACAAAGAAACAAAAAAGATTTAGATAAAGTTTTAGCTATGTCCAAAGAGATATTCTGAAAATGAGATTTTTAACGAACTGTTACCAGTTTTAGAATGAAGTTTGAAATATCATTACAATTTTTCATGTGAGACTTAAAAAATTATTTAAATACTAGGTTATCAGGATTTCGGTAGCAGTCGCAGGGTAGTGTAACCAGCCCTAGGTTCCCTGCGAAAAAGTTTTAAACGCAATATAATATATAAATGAGCGATTTGTTTGAGGCGCTAAAGGGTAAAATGAATATCCTGAAAGATTCAGTGTCTCGTTCAAACGCCAATTACACCACTTTTTCCACTTCTGCCAAATCGCGCCTCCAAAATATTCTCTCTTTGATTGACAAACTCAAAACCAAATTACAAAATTTTTCTGTCCTAACTCAACAATTAAATGACGTGACCCAAAAATACAAAGAACTTCAAACTCAATACGACGCCTTAAATAAACAATTAAATGACTTAAAGAACGACGCCATTGCCAGAACCACCGCCAAATCGGAGGAAATCAAAAAATTACAAACTGCCAAGGATGACTTGGAAAGAAAACTTAACGCGATTACTTCAGAAAAAAACGCACTTATTGGACAAATTACCGGTGAACTCGACCAAATTATTTCTCTTGTGAAGTCCAATGATTATACCAGTTTGGAAGAGTTATTGAAGGTGGTGGAAGGCAATTTAACGGCGCTTGTAGGACCTGGAACTGTTGTGGGCGGAAAAAAACGTGGCAGTAAGTCACATAGAAAATCAAAACGAGGCGGATATAAGTACACGCGAACAAGTCGTCGTGGAAGAGGTCTATCACATTAATCGAATCAACTATCACCACAGGTATCCCTCGAAATAGAATTGTAACAAGTTTTAGAATTGAGGTTTAAAACTCATTAAGTATTTTCGAGTGAAACTTAAACACTTTGTGAATAGGAGGGGTCGCAGGGGAACCTAGGTTCCCTGCAAAGCAATCCATAAATTCCTGGATAACGCCTACAACTCATCGGCCATTTTCCCATGATTTCTCTTTCTCTCAAATTTTGCGGACACATTCGCTTCCTCAAAATTTCTTTTCTTTCTTTAAAAACGCGTTTCCACGCTCGCTGAACAATACGTAACCAAAATGTTTTCAATATAGCAACACGTTCACACCCTGCCAAATAAACGCATTGTGCGATTTCTGGTTGAATATAATTTGGTCTACGAAGAATGGTAGAATAATTGCGTAAAAAGGGATGTGAATGATATTGCCTGTCGTTCAACACCACTACTCTATAATATTCACGAGCATTTGCCAACGCATTATAAACGCCTACGCTTAAATAATCATTACAGTCACTGTTTTCATCATCCTCATCATCATCATCATCATCATCATCATCATCAGACATATCTCCTTCCGAATCTGTATCCACATCGGAATCGCGTTCTTCTAAACCATCATAATAATATCTCCCAGTCAATAAATAATGACCTTGAACAGTGGGGTCACTGTTTTCATCAAAACCATGAATCCTCGTGTTATGAATTTCACATAAGACGAGTTGAAATTTGTTTGGCGTTCTTTGTCTCATTGTTTGATAATTCATTCTCAGAGTTTATAGATAAATCATCAATTTTTTTTGTTATGTGTAACATTTTGGTTTCTTCTCAGCGTATAATGAACATAGTTACAGTTATTCACTTTCTAAACGCAAATTATACGCAAGTTTGATTTTAAATATACCTTTCATTGATATATTTTTTACAAATTGTAACCAGTAATGAGTTTCGTTTTTTTTCATAAGGAGGGGTCGTAGGGGTAGTGTAAACAACCCTACATTTTTTTGTAAACTAAGTATATATAATGAAAATGAAATTACCAAGTTCAGTTTCAAAAGTATTAACAAATAAATATTTTTTATATTTCATTTTGTTTTTAGCAGTAACCAATATTCTTGGATATATGGTGACTGGTAATATTGCTGCCATGGTTTTTTTCGCATTGGTCGCGTATATTACACATCGTTTTACTAAAAATATGGCGATTGTTTTAGGGATTGCACTGTTTGTTACTGGGTTTTTGATGATTGGAAAAACGGTAAAAGAAGGATTGGAAAATCAACAAAAAGAAGAAGTTAAAGAAAAGGTTGCCGACGCAAAACAAACAGTTAAAACAAACTCCCCCTTGAGCACAGACGCACACACCGCACTAACAACTGCTGCCAATTCTATTGCTGCTGCCGCACCAGCCGCCTCAGCGCAAGCAACTGCTGCGCCAGTCTCAGCATCGACCAGTGCAACCAGTGCAACAACTTCTCCAGCAACCAGCACCGCAACCACATCCACAGAAGGGTTAATCAACAATAAGAAACCAAGAATTGATTATGCGACCACTCTGGAAGAGGCGTATGGTGATTTAAATAACATTTTAGGTGGAGATGGAATCAAACGATTGACAGACGACACACAGCGATTGATGACGCAACAATTACAATTGGCTGATGCCATGAAAAGCATGAGTCCACTCTTAGAAAACGCCAAGACCATGTTACAAGGATTTGACTTGAAAAACTTGGACGGTTTAGCGTCTCTCGCTAAAAACTTGGGTAAACAATAAGGGCAGGGAACCCAGGACTGCGTAGCGCTGCAGCATTATCCACCGGGAACCCAGGAAAATGATAACAGTTTTTCATCAAGAAATCTTATGATTGGAAAAGGTAAGGAATTAGAATTCCCCGAAGGGCGGGAGGGGGCAAGGGGGAACCGG